ATATTATAACAATTGGGATATGTTTTACTTATAATAAATGATATGATATAATTCTATTTATTATAACCTTATATATCAATGGTTATAAATAGAAAGGAGGTTTATGAAGTGCTGAAGACTTGGAAAGTTAATCTTAAAGGGCTATCTGCAGAAGAGTATAAATATCTGAGAGAAATGTGTCATTTAAGCAAGAATGTCTATAATGAATCTATCTATAATATTCGTCAACATTATTTTGCTGAAGGAAGTTATCTTAGATATGAAGCTAATTTCTATCAGATGAGAACTTCAATTAACTATATTAGATTAGGCTCAAATATTTCTCAACAATCTATGCGAGCTGCTGATCAATCTTTTAAGAGCTTCTTCGCACTTCTAAAGAAATCAAAACAAGGTACATATTCTAACTGGAAGGTAAGATTACCTCATTATTTACCTAAAGATGCTTTGTATCCAATAGTATTCGTCCATGTAACTGGGAGTTACATTAAAGATGGTAAATTTCAGGTACCTGTATCAAGATCACTTAAAGAAGATTACCCAAAAATGAAATTAATGCTTAATCTTCCAGAATATCTTAAAGATAAGAAACTACATCAGATACAGATTATTCCGAAATATAAGGGTAAGCACTTTGAAGTTAGATATATATTCGATGATGAGGAAATTGAGAAACCTCAATTAGATCCTACAAAAGCATTGGGTATTGATCTTGGAGTAAGTAATTTTGCAGCATGTGCAGCATCTGAAGGTCAATCTTTTATAATTGATGGTAGAAAAATTAAATCAACAAATCAATGGTATAACAAGCAGTTAGCCAGACTATCAAGTATTAAAGATCATCAGAAGATTAAGGGCTGCACATCAAAGCAATATCAAATTACATCCAAGAGAAATAGGCGAGTAGCTAATTTTATCTATTGTACATCAAAATATATAGTTAATTATTGTATAGCACATAAAATCGGTAATATAGTTGTCGGCTATAATGATGGTTTTCAAGATAGTGTTACATTAGGTAAAGTCAATAATCAACAATTCGTAATGCTACCTTATGGTCAATTCAAGAACCGGTTAAGGTATTTGTGCAACATTTATGGGATTACTTATGTTGAGCAGGAAGAAAGCTACACATCAAAAGCTAACTTCTGGGGTCAAGATGATATTCCAGTATGGAATCCTCTCAACCCGAAGCAAGGCAATTTTACAGGTAAGAGAATTCATCGAGGGCTTTACATAACTGATGATGGCAGAATACTTAATGCAGATGTCAATGGAGCGTTAAACATTTTAAGAAAAAGTAGAGTTGTATCCCTTGAGGGATTATACAGTAGAGGCGAAGTCGATACGCCTGTAAGAATAAGGTTATCCAGATCATCTGGAGGAGACTTAAACAACAAACTTCTTATGAAAAGTAGCGTATAAATTTATATAATTTTATATAGATTTATATAAAACTTAGTCGATTGGGAATGTAAGAAGGACGGTGCGGAATGAGATACATAGATCATATCAGAAATATGTCAGATGACCAGTTGGCATACTTCCTTAATGCCATACAGCCCGAAATTACACTATGGAGTCTGTCAATGATGCGGGCATTAAGCAGAAAGCCCTATAAGGGAGTAGATGCGTTAAATGGAACAAATGGCGATACAAGAACCCTTATGAGCATTTTATACAAGGATTATGATTACGAAATGAAACTGATGGATGAAGAACGAAATCAAAGCCTTGACGATTTGCACGATTACGCAAGCGGAAATGACTTGAAACGAGTGTTAGGGCATCCTGAATTACAGAAAGAAAGAGAATTGCCGAAAGCACCATCAGATAAGGAGACAGAAGAATGATCAGAGAGTATGAAGAACGCCACGAGATTGATAAATTTTACGAAAAGGCAAAGAAAGCAATTAAAGAGCGAATTGAATCGGCAGGAGTTTCCTACAAGGGTTCAGCAAAAGGGCAGGCTGTATCGGAGATTATCTCCGTGCTGGATGATGAAATGTGTATTGGTCTTTCCGAGGAATTGATTAATGCACGCAAAGCAATAAGAATCTATTGCCGAAAGTTTGATGATATTCAGAGCCTTGAAAGGGAATACAACGAGAAGAAACAGAAATTGGAAGAACAGCAGGCGGTCGGAAGTATGGTTTCCTTGCTTACGGATGAAGTGCTAAAAAATGCGATTATTGCCTACAATGCTTTGAAAGAAGGCAATGGCAGATATGGACGGAGTGAAGATGCCAAAGAGATTGTACTGGCTTATATCAAGTCAAAGGGTAGAGAAGATTTGACAGATACTATTTTGAGAAAGGAGGATTCAGAATGACTAATACCTGTGCTAATTGCAGATTTTGTAAATATGAAAAATCGAATACTCCGTTTAGGTATCAGAATATGATGCGAATAGGGGGTAAGAATGGAAGGTTCTTTTGTGATAATGAAAATTCAGATGCCTACACTTGCGACACAATGTATGATGATTGTTGCGAATTGTGGGAAAGCAAAGGAGAATAAATGATGTTAGTTCCTGCATGCGTTTATAAAAATCATATCGAGCAGAAGTTTAAGAGGATCCAGTATTCTGATAAATACTTATGGTACACCGGCTCTATTGATAACTATGATATGGAAGTAAATACCGGGAGAGATAAGTTTGCGTTTGCTATCATCTTTCAAGAAGCAGTAATCGGCTATGTATCATTCAGGGTAGATTGGTATTGCTCTATGGCTTATAATTTCTCACTGATTAAGTTCAAAGATACAGTTGAGTATTTTTATGGAGATTCCCCAGACGAATATCGTTTAATATCTACTACAATGATAATGGCTTCTGCTATCAGAGAAGTGATGCGAATGGTAGAATCCTTCAATTTGCATAGAATAGACTTCAGATGTGTTGATGGAAATCCTGCGGAAGAGAAGTATGACAAGATAGTAGATAAAATATTGGATAAAGGTGTCTATGATTGCAATATACTGACATTCAAGGACAATATCAAAGATACACATGGTAGCTATCACGATACGATAGTGTATGAGTTAATAAGAAAATACTATGGAGAATAAGTGAGTACACATATTGGAGACAGCTGGAAGAGTAGAAATGCTACTAATGCCATAAAGCAACATATGTTGCCTATGGTATGTTTTAATTTAGATCACATTAGACCATTTCTGAGGGATTATCAATCAGCCTACCCTAAAAGATTAGAAGAATTGTCCCTATTATCTAAATTATCTCCAGATGATTGGAAAGCTGTGGCAAAGCAATTTAAATGTACGGAATGGCATCATTATGGACAAGCCGCACAAAGAGTAGGATTCTGGGATATGTGGGCTGTAGCAGAAGTAGTTTTATCTGTATGCAGATCATCTTCAGGTAAGTATCAAATTCAGCTGCTTAAAGAACAACAACAGAAGTACTTTAAGCAGTATCGGAAGAAAGCAAATCAGCTAAATGCCGGTAGATGTGTTCGGTTGATTATGTTTAAGTATGAGTCTGATAAGGGTGAGATATATGCTCCCGGAATTCTAAAAGAATCATATCGTGGACATAAAAATAGCCATAGACATGCTGAAGTCTTCTATATGGATTATCTATTAGCCGGTAAATTCCATAAGAATGATATAGTTCATTATTTATCCGCAGAAGATACTTCAATTAAATATCGATTTGCTATAACTACTACAATAAATACAATAGATCCAGAATCTATTAGTCGATTATCTAGATTTAAATATCATAATTTTAAGAAATTATTGGATTATGCAAGTAGTCAGAATTGGAAAATTTCAAGCTCCCCATCTTTTACAAAGCAGAAATTGCAGTATGTCGGGCCTCCAGAAAATCTTCACAATCAAAAAGATCTGTCTAATTGACAGATCTTTCTTTTAGCATAAGATCAATTTCTTTCATGATATTCCAATGTATTGGCTTTTACACAGATCCCGTCTCGTGTCTTTGTGTCTAAGATAAAGAAATCTTCAGAGCCGATCGGTTTTCCGTTAGTTTCTGTTGAGAATGTATCTGTAAAGAAAGCATTCTTCCACTTCCCAATCTTCCTAACAGGCGTATGCCCTACAACCTGCAGAGTATCCTTCCCCTTATATAAAGGAAAATAATCCATCGGTCTGTACCAGATAGGACTCAGATCATTCCAAAGCTCACAAAAGGGTTGTTTATTGATCCACTCTACGAGTTCATCATTATCTATATCACCCTTTCCGGGAAAATATCGAACCCATGTCTCACAGATACCTGCGTGTGAAAATAAAACATTATCAATGTGATAAGCCTTCTTGATACCTCCGACAAACCTGTCTAATTCGTTCAATGCGGGCGTTACGATTGACTCTGCCGCGGCTATATGTCCTGAACAACTTCTACAGGAATCACTTACATAAGCAACATCATGATTTCCCCAAAGCCATATAGCATCAGGGTGATCCTTAGCAAAGGTCTTACATCTTTCCATCATAGTTTCATACAAAGGTAAAGGAGCATTCCAATCATCAACCAGATCTCCTAAGATAACTACCTTATCAGGATTAAAATTCGTTATAACCTTATCAGCCTGATCAAAGATCCAAGGCTTTAAATGAGTATCCGGGATCACGAAAATATTCATAAATATCTCCTTTTATACAAAACCTGCTAATTATGAGCTAGATGAAGTATATATGCGTAGCGGAATATAAGCACGGGCTTTTATATCTCCTCAGAGAGTAGGCCACACCTGGGCTATCAGTCCTACGCTATTCTTGAGCAGTTTCGTTTTACTCAAGACCTTACCCTCAGGTTTTTACATACGGGTGACGAAACCTTCCGTATAATGCATCTGGACCACCATGAGGGAATTGAACCCTCATCATCTGCTTGGAAGGCAGGAGTGTTAGCCATTACACCAATGGTGGATAAGGTGCGAGGCTCAACCCTCGCTTGCAGAGACTGTCTCTGGAGTTCCCCAACTTAAAGTATCAGGTGATGGACCTCTTCTCGGTATTATCGTTGATGACCTACACTACCCAGGTATCCCCCATATTACATAGGAGAATCCCCAAGGCACAGGAACCGAGTCCGGCCACTTTTGGTTGCGAAGTCGGGGGTCGAACCCGAACCGAAAGGTGTATGAAACCTCCGAAGCAGCCGTGCCTCCTCGCAATATTGGAGCAAGTAGAGGGAATTGAACCCTCATCTCTACCTTGGCAAGGTAGCGTAATAGCCGTTATACAATACCTGCATTTTGGTGGAACTGATGGGTGTCGAACCCACTACCTCAAGTTTGCAAAACTCGCGCTCTCCCGGTTGAGCTACAACCCCATGAAGTATCTTCTTTTATCAGGAGAAGATAAGAACCTATGGTACCCGCACTGTGGATCGAACACAGGACCTTCTGTTTGTAAGACAGATGCTCATCCCGGCTGAGCTATACGGGCATATAAAAGAGAGTTGATAGATTGGACTCAAACCCATACTTCCGGAGCAGGTGTGCTGTCAATTACACCACTATCCAATTCGTAGTTCAAAATCAGCCAGAGCTTCGAAGACTTGAAACTAATTTTTACTTTATCGAATCTTTTAACTCTCATTGGGGCTTCCGGTGAGACTCGAACTCACAACCTACTGCTTACAAGGCAGTCGCACTACCATTGTGCTACAGAAGCATGATGTCTCGAACAGCTCACAGGACTAACCGATTGCCCATCCGTCTGTATTTTACCGGATTCGAGACTCGATCCGTCTTACCTGTATCGCTCGGCAAGCGGTGGCTTACAGCATCTACCATCGGTTCTTGTCGCATCGGTCATGCAGTAGGTGATACAACCTGATTGGTGACGCCTACGGAAGTCGAACCCGTGCTTTCAGAATGAAAATCTGATGTCTTGACCACTTGACCAAGGCGCCGTGTTTGTTAGGGTACCCGGCCTAACAAACTATAAAATGGTAATCTCGTAATGCAACTACGGATTACCGTTCTCCTGTAGTTTACTTCTTGCAGAAGTCCATTGAAGGCTTTTTCCCGCCTCACTGTTGCATAGTGATTATGGGGAGTTTCGCATCTCGCGGAGATTTTGAATAGTTGGCAATTACCCCAACTATAAGGATGTCTCTTAACCTTATGGTGACAGATTTTTGTTGAATTAAGAGAACCTGTCAAACTCTCGTTACACCTTCCTGTCAATTCAGGAATACTCATTCGCCAGATGTCTGGTCTTAGCAGTGTCAATCCACTGCGGTGTTGGAGAAGTAGACAAGGACTCGAACCTTGTAGGAAAATCTCCTGATTTTCTGCCTCCTATGTCAAATGCAACTCGGACGCTATGTTTACCTATCCATCACTACTTCATATAATGCAGATTTGTTTGCTGTAGACCTCATAGATCACGTTCATCCGTATGAATACCGTCAGAAGTTCTGCTTCTCCTCATGACTGCCTTTTCGCCGTGCTGTTACTGTATTACGCCAAGCTTTTTTTCTAGAGAGGTACTTGGAGCCATCGCTTTACCTCTTTGGTGGGTTTGGTGAGACTTGAACTCACGCTCCCTCGATTAAAGGTCGAGTGCTTTATCCAACTAAGCTACAAACCCGTAAGAAAATATAAAGTTGTCAATGTTCAATATCTAAAGAACTAAAAAATCGTCCTATCTATTCTGTGAACTACTCCGACTTCTATAAGTCGGAGCTTCCTGCTTCAACCACTACTGCGTTCCTAACAAGTTACCTTGTTGGCTCGTCTTACACAATGTCCACAGGCATTAGGTTTGGGTAGTCCCTACCCTACCATATTTTAGGTTATGCAGAATTCAGTATTCTCAAACCCTCGTTTTTGATGTTGATAGCTGCATTTTGATCACGGCTAATTACTAATCCACAATCACATCTCATCGTCCTGATAGTCAAATCTTTCATTTCTTTGTGAAGTTGACCACAACAATGACACAATTGACTCGATGGAAACCACTTATTGACCTTGACAAAGTATTTTCCTCTTTCTGCCAATTTGTACTCAAGCATATTGAGAAACATACCATAACCATTGTCCATAGTGGCTTTTCCATTACCGAAACCTCTATTTGACATAGACTGCATATTCAGACTTTCAACACAAACAACATCATACTGCTTGGCTATCACAGTTGACTTCTTGTGAAGAGTATCTAAACGCTGATTTGCAATATGTGTATGTATCTTATTTACCTTACGAAGTTGCTTTAGATAGTTGTTAGATTTTACCGAGTTCTTTTTAGAACCTACTTTTCTGGATAATCGTCTCTGCTCTTTTGCAAGTCTTTTGTGACTTTCTCTATAGAACTTATGGTTAGAACCAACATTTCCTCTATCATCGACATATAATCCATCAGAAGCATAATCCAACCCAATTGCATTATTAGATATAGGAACTTTAGTGATTATATTATCAAACTCAAACAAAATAGATGCATAGAACTTCCCATCACTATCTTGTGATATGGTAGCAGATTTAATTATCCAGTCTAATTCCGGTTCTCTATGAATTACTGCTTTGACTTCCCCAATTTTAGGAAGCTTGATATATTTATTCTTGATAATAGCAATAGTACCATTTTGATTATTGGTGGTATAGGATTTACGACTATGCTTTGATAATTTGAATTTAGGAAATCCATTCTTCTTTTTGCGTTTCTTATCAAAACAATTTCTCATAGCACTTTGCAAATTTAACTGAACATTAGCAAGTGCAAGACTGTCTACTTCTTTAAGAAAAGGATATGCTGTTTTATACATAGCCGGTGTCTGCTTACCAAAAGTCTTATTATTCCGGTATGATGCAATTTTATCTTCAAGCATCAGATTATAGATCTTTCGACAACAACCGAAAGTTTTGGTAAACATGACTTCTTGATCAGAAGTCGGATATAATCTGTACTTAATTGCTTTATTTGTCATTTTTTTACTACTGTGATTATATATATTGTTTAGTTGTATCTATTCATCCTATCACCTATAGAGGTAGGGGAGGGGTTCTTGCAAAATTTAATTAAACTGGACGATCTTTTGGTTCCTATATACTATAACGATTTTAGTATCAACTAACCATCAGATCGTTCCTTATAATCTTCTAAGCCCATAGAATATTTATGTTCAACAACATTACTGGATACATATGTATCCAATATGCTATTTAAATATCTACATTTAGTGTATCTAACTGTATGCATAAATACTCTACCTTTCATAAGATTTATTTTATACATTTTAAAATAAATCTTTGCTGATGTAAACCCCAATTCGAGAATTTCAAAAAATTTGCTTCCCAACCTTGTATAATTACATAAATAGAGGAGAATTATTATGGCTGATACTACTAAACTTTACATTCCTAACTGCAATACATATATATGTCCGGGGTATAAAGTAAAGCTTCAGAGATTTGATGCTCAAATATGGATAGTAAAATTTGGGTGGTACTCTTTTGGAGGCAATCGTGCAGTGTGTGGTTGGTATCTTCAAAAAGAATTTGAAGCAGAAGTAAAGCCGATATTTCAGGTTGATTTAGATGATATATATGTAATCTCATTGGGGTGATGTTGTTAGTATGAGTAAAGATTATTTACTGATAGAATCTTCTGATACAAGACTTCATTCTGGAGATGTAGTTACTATATCCACCTATGGTGATACTAAATGGATAGTTAAGCACGGGTGGTATAAACTTAATACTGCCCAGAAGAATGGCTGGTATTTTTTATCTGTTGCAGATAATACAGTACTTCCGGCGGATATGGTAGATTTAGATCAGATAGATATATCTAATAATATAACTTCTGGAGATAATAGTCATCCTACTATTACTACTACAAATAAGTCTATCATTAAATCTGCAACTTCTAATGATGAATGTAAATATGTGGTTATTCCCGGAACTACAATAAGATTATATGATGGAGATATTGTAAAGATATCTACATACCCAAGATCTAAATGGATAATCCATTCCGGTTGGTATATAGATGGAACTAAGCAAAATTATGGCTGGTATCTATCTAATATTAAATCCGGTAAGGTACTTCCGGTCAATACTATAGATCTTACGACTTGTACACTTATTTCATCATATGTTCAGGGGTCTAAATTTACCAGCGGTCCGGAACTTAATTATACTCGACCATTTACAGATTCAGATGCTGAAATGTTGAGTAGAACATTTATAAGTTTAGATACTATTGAGCAGAGAGATAGTTTAGATATTCGTAAACTTATTAATGGTAAGTTAGTTCGTGTCAATGACGTTGATGGGGCTGTAGCTTATTTTGCGTGGAATGCTCTTACAAAGCAATGGGATGATGCACAACTTTCTGGGAATATTCAGCGAGTAGTAGGTACATCTGATTCTCCTATCATTTTGTCAGAATTGCCTCCCAATGTTTACCTTGTATATGGTCAGTATAAGATCTCTCCAAATGATCCTACGACTTATATCACATTATCTGATATTCTCACCTTGGTGAATGATGATGGAGATCAAGTATATATTAAAGTAATTGATAATCAGTCACTTACAGATTATATTGTCGAAGATGATGATATATCACTTAAATCGGAATATTTGACAGATACATCAATTATGGAGAAATATGCCACGATTGAGTATGTGGACAATAAGTTTAGAATTCTTGAGATACAGATTCAAGAGCTTATAGAAACATTGGATAGTCGAATACGGGAGATTGCAAGAGAAGAAGATAGACTATATTCAACCGATATAGCAGAAGAATATATTAATAATCTATTTGAATAAAGGAGATAACATTTATGGCACAGTTCAATTTTTTAGATGCTAATGGCTTAAACTATTACCATGGACTGCTCAAAACTTATATTGATAATGCAGATGCACAATCTATCAAGTATATTACCTTCTTACCTGAGGGTAATGCAGGGAATAGTCCTACAACTATTAACTTCTATAAGGAAGATCCGACATCTACTCCGGCACCTTCTCCGGCATATACTATTACATTACCGAATTTTGAAGCTACATATCAGCATTTAGTATCAGGATCTCATCAAGATGAAGTAGTTATTCTTGATGCTAACGGTCAAGTAACTTATAGCGGAGTAACTTTAGAGGAATTAGCTGCAGCATCCGGTAGCGGAGTTGCTTCAAAAACAGTATATATCACAGTAACTGCTGGTGGTACTTCTGATCTATATTCCAAGAGATATGGTATTTATCAAGGTGCAACAGGATCTTCAGCTTCTCCAGTCGCTTCTGAAAAACTTACTGATATTGATATCCCGAAAGATATGGTAGTTGAGAGTGGTACTGTTGAGACTGTTACTACTCAAGATGTTCCATATCCGGGGGCTCAAGTTGGAGATAAGTATATTGATCTCATATTAGCTAATGCAACTTCTTCTCATGTATATATCCCGGTTAAGGATCTTGTAGATACATATACTGGCGGTACTACTACAGATGGTACTATCACAATTAGCGCTTCTAATGAGATCACATTTACTTTATCTCAGACAGTACATGGCTCTCTTACACTTGCAGATAATTCTGTTCAGAAGGGTTGGTCATCTACTACACCTACATCTGGAAATATCATGGCATTTGGAGCTAATGGTGTTGCAGTTGATGGTGGTATTGCCACAAGTGCTATTGTTGTAGCGTCAGACCTTGGAGCAATTTCAGATGCTACTATAGATGCAATTGTAGCAGGTACATATACACCTGCAGGTTCTTAATTTAATCATAAGATTTAGAACAGTTCGCAGTAGGTTGGAGTAACAAATGGCAATACGTGATTATTTAGACACATTAGGATTATATCGTCTATGGTCAGATATAAAGCCTAAAATAGATGCCAAATTCGGTAAGATTAAGGTAGGGGTAACAGAACTTACCCCTACCTCTTCTGATGATTCAGTTACGCTGGTAAGTGGAAATAATGTAGTAATAACCCCAGTAACTTCAACAAATTCTATAGAAATTTCTGCGAATATAACTTCAAAAAATCTGTATGTACTTAAAGGGGAGCATGTATATACATCTACCTCAGGCGGTGAAACTACATTTGATTTATCCTTATATTCAGAAACTAAATACTATAATGCTGAAACAGATGTACTTTTAGTATCGGTTGATGGACTTACCTTAAATGATGAATTATATAATATTGTAGGGACTACAGTTACACTAAATACTCAATTATATAGTGGGTCATCTATTTCGTTTAAAGTACTCACTTTTGGGGTTAAGGGAGACATAGAAACTCTTACATTGGCATATGATAGATTTTTATCATATTTCCAGTCTCATCAGCCGAGATACGAAGATAACTATATTGTATTCCCAGAAGTATCATATTTAGATTTTCAGGTAAATCTACCAGCACGTTCTCCGGTATATGCATATGCTCAAAAATTCAATAATCTTCTCGTATATTTACAGAACAATCAACCCCATTATGATACAAATACACAGCAGATTGTATTCCCCGCAATAGATATTGATCCCTTTAGATTCTATGCTAACAGCTAATCAACCTTTAATATTTACGAATATATAATGAGGAGGATAACATAATGGATACTTTCAAACTTCCAGATTCTGTATATAACTTTTTAAAGTGGCTTTGCCTTATTGCTCTTCCAGCACTATCAGTGCTGATTTCTGTAGTATTTAAAGTATGGGATATCCCCTATGCTATGCAGATCACTACTACAATTAATGCCGTTGCCGTATTTATCGGCGCTTTAATTGGAGTATCCCAGATAGGGTACATTAAATCACAAGCTACTAAAGATTAATTTAGCTTATATACTTGGTGCCTCCGAATATGGTTCTTGAGCAGATGTGGATATTCTACATCTGCTTCTTTTTGCCAAAATCGTTATCTATAAATGACTTACACTTATATCGGAGGTAACATATGGGTAATTATGGTAATACACCTGTTCAGAATAATGATTTTTGGTCACGTCGAAGAAAAGAAGTAGGTTATCGTTTATCTGATTTATGTGATAAAATTGGCGTACAGCAGCCTACACTTAATGCGTGGTTCGGTAATAGGCATTCCCCAAGGGATAGAGTATACATATATAGATTATGTAAATGTTTAGAGGTACCGTATTCTGAGGGGTTAGCAAGGTTTGGATATGAACCCGCAGTATTAGCTGACACCCTTGCACAACATAATATTTCTTTACACCTTATTGAAGAACAATTAAATATATCTCCAAATATGATGCGTAGCTATATTCGAAGAAAATCCTATCCAAATGGGGCATTGTGCAACCGCATCGCAGATTATCTTGATATAGATCGTAATGATTTCTTTAGAGATCTTAATAATGAGCGGTTGGGGCTTGTATCAAATACAGAACCTGTAGATACGCCTGAAGTTCCGGAAATTACGACTTCTATAACAGCTCCTGCGGAAGTATTAAATATTCAGAGTACACCAGAGCCGGCTATGGATGCTTCTTCTACAATTAAATGGTTCTTCAATACTTTCTATGATCTACTGCCGCTATATACTATTACTCAGATATTAGATTTGTTTGCAATAGATTTTACTGAAGATTTATTACATGCTCCGGACGATATATACTGGAAGCACATCTGGGAGAGCGTATTAGATCGAATTTATGATAGACATTTATTACCTAGAGCTGACTATGATAAACTAGTAGCTGTAATGCGTGATAAGGGGTTATATGAATGATAAGAGATTTGCTATGCTGCTTATTTGGTGTTTCTGTCGGAGCATTGATATCTATGTTCATTGAAACTAATAGATCTGTCAATTATTTAAATAAGCTCCGGCACATTGAGCAAGAAAATAAGATTCTATTAAGTAAAAATAAGAAATTGTATGATGATAATTGTATGCTTAGAGCAAAGAACTATGAGTATGAGGTAATGTTCCCTGCATTAATAGCTTCTAATACAAAAAATCCAGAAGATTCTTCCGATAATCTTGATAGCTAATCCACCATACTAACAACCTTTTATACTTTCATAATTTAGTGTGAAAGGTTGTTAGTGCCGTGGCCAATGCTACAATAATTCGCAAATACTATTTTGTTAAATACTCGGAACTAAATACCATACCATTGCGAGAAGGTAATATTATTGCCATTTCTGATGGTATTGGTTGGTACTATGATATTGGAACTCCAGCGGGGTCGGGTAATAACATAGAGCGTATTAGTGTTTCTGCTAAATATCTTTATGTACAATCTCTCCCGGATTCTGGAGTTATCAATACCATATATATTTTAGATACCGGAAGAACTCTCATAGGTACGAACACAGCATATTTTGAACTGTATGTTTGGGAAAATGAAGCTTGGCAATGTATTGCTAACAATTCTTCAGATGTAAATGTAACTTCATTAGCTACAGATGCACAATACTATATTGCAGGTTCTACATTATCTACTGGAACTACTGGATCACTCGTTAAACGCTCAGATGTATTTGTAACTGATGCTGGAAAGATAAGTGCTAAAGGATTTACTGGAGGTCCGGCAGATAATGCTACTAATGCAGTAAATGCTCAAATTGCACAGACAGCCAATGTAGCAAGACAAGATAGTTCTGGAAATAATATTGATTCATATATAAAATCAATTTCAGCAAACACTTCTAATGCCACAGTTACCCTTACAAAAGGAGATGGCACAACTTCAAATATTACAACCTATGTACCTCCTGTAATGAGTGTTACAGGAGCAGGACTTGTCCCTCAAATCCCACAAGATACTACTAAAAATATCTTATCCCGTGATGGCTGGACAGAGTTGGATGTTTCTGAATTAGAAGCAGATAGTGCAGTACATGATAGTAATGGACAAGAGATAGTTACTACATACATTAAAGGATTATCCTTTGATGATGCTAATAGGCGATTGACCTATACCAAAGGTAATGATACTACTGGAAATGTTACTATTCCCGATACTACATATACAGACTATTCTGGTCCGGGTAATGGTCATGGTTTAGTTCCGGGATCAACTTCTGGAGATCCCCAACGATATCTAAATGTATCCGGATCTTGGGATGTTATACCACAACTTACTGGAGCTACTGCATCTACAGATGGTGCATCCGGACTTACTCCTGCTCCATTATCCGCTGATGTTGATGCATATTTAAAAGGTGATGGTACTTGGTCATCACTGCCTGTATTTGATGGTGCTTCTGTAGGTGTAGTTCCGGTATCTGCTTCATCTAATAAATATCTATATTCTGATGGTACTTGGGTAGATTTACCTGAAATGCAGGGAGCTACAACAACACAAGCTGGTACATCGGGTTTGGTACCGGCTCCTACTGCATCAGATTATGGTAAATTCTTAAATGCAGATGGTAGCTGGAGTGATGTTAATGTTCCAGTATTTAATTCAACAACAAATGGAGCAGTACCTGCTCCAGTTTCTGCTGATAGTAATAGTTGTTTAACTGCCTCAGGATCTTGGGTAGTCCCTACTTTAAATACCACAGGAACAACTGATATTGCGGATACCGCTACACAAATTACCGATACTTTTGCTGGAGATGGTACTACAACAACATTTACATTATCATACACTCCGACATCTGGTACACCTGTATCTGTTCTTATTGATGGTACATCTGCATCTGGATATACTGTATCCAATAATGTACTAACATTTGATACTGCTCCCGGACTCTCTACAATAGAAGCTAAATACTCTGCTCCGATGTCTTCGGTTAAAATGTATATAGTTAGTTCCCCGGTGCAGGGAGCATATAATCAGACATATACTAAGAATACGGCATATGTGATTAATGGCAAACTATACAGTGATGATTATGAAGTTGTTACTTCTGAAAGTACAGTAGATAGTTCATTTACTGCATCAGCAGGGTTATCTATCCTATCTAATAGATGTGGAAGTATGTTTTATATTACTTTGGATGGTACACCATATGGTGCTATCAGTGCTGATTCAAATGTTGCTACAACCACTAATACTTTTAAGAAAACATACGCTTTAGGTAAAGTTGGTAGTAATGTAGCATCATTTAAGTTAGAAGGTAATTCAATTACTTGTGATACTGCAATATCTGCAAATGATGCAGTATCTGTATCATTTAATGCACTTATAAATAATCAGTCTGATGAGGATAGTTCTGATGAGGATAGTTCTGATGAGTAATTTAAGGAGATCAGGATAAATGAGTGAAGGTATAAGAGAGATATATAACGAAGGTCGTGTTGTAGGATTAAGTGCTTATGAACTATATGTTCGTAAATTATTAGAACATGATCCATCTGCTACTCCGCCTACTGAAATGGCATGGTTAGCCAGTATGTATGGTAATGGTAATGCTATGATATTAAAGATAAATAGCGGTACTGTTGCTGGAGTACATGATTTTGCACTACCTGCAGATTCTGTACTGTGTGGATCTAATACCATTTTAGGTTCTGTGTTTAATGGAGAATGTGCATGGTCAGAAAATAGTGCTGTCAGTGATACTGGTTCTGTTGGCTATTGGGCAGAAGCTGTTACTTCTTATGGCGGACTTATTTCTAATACATCAGAATCTCACCCAGACAGTAGTAATATTCCGCACAATTCAGACATATTTGATACCGCATCTGATAAACAGAATATTGTTAATTTCTGTAAGATTGCTGAGGGTATAGTTATTCAGCAAGGTACTTGGGTTGCTACTGAATCTGGTACTCCATATGAAGATCTGACCAATCCATCATTTGCAACAGATACTCCTTCGGCTCCCGTAGTCAGGTTATATGTCAATAAAGACCTTACAAGTGATGTAAAGATCATATTATTGGGATTTATGGATTCTGAATTTACTTCATCCCTTGCAGGTTTAGGTGGATCTACTAATCCAGAAACTAATGAATCTGCTAATGGGGGATTTTTAGGTCCAGCAGTATTCCCTTGGTCATCAAAAATCATAATGATCTACCCTAATCTTGCTAATCTATATAGTGAAGATTATGTAAGACAATTACCGGAAGGGACTTTATCGGATACTCAAGTAGGTAGTTATGATTTCTCTGGACAGACTTCAGATGTAGAAACTACTTCTGTTATTGATATGTCCACTATAAATCCGCAGAATTATTATGATGTAAATAGCAAATATAATAGTTCTATTATTCCGGTTAAAGTTAATAATGCAGATACTGCAAAAGATAGTATTAATGTATTATCTGTACTTGAACCTGGTATGACTTATGATAAAATTAATGCTGCTGAAGCTTCAAGTAATCCTGATACTAAATTCTTCCCACCGGCTTTATATGCTACCAAAGTAACTTCTACCGGTGTACATAGTATGGTTCCAATAGATACAGCAGCTCCGGGTACGCTTAAAGTGTTTGAGACTGCTACTGAAGCTTACGAATATCCAAGACAAGTTCCTAATGCCTATGCTATTAAATATGATAGTGTAAATAAGGATCTTGTATTTTATGATAAGAACAGTCCAATTGATAATACTTCTACACTTAATACTAAACTGTCCGAGGAAAAGGTAGATTCTTCCGACAGTAAAGCGGTGAGAGGTGTAGTTCAATCCAAAGGAGATATTCTTAAAACTGTAGCATTATCAGATTTGAATGGTAATGATTATCCTATTACCGGTACTAATGGAACTATTTCAGTAACTACACAAGATGTAGGTATTGCTTGGGCAACTATTCTTAAAGCTTTAGCTAATAATAAGAAAATAGATGTACTTGGAAATGAGTTAAAAGCATTAAGGGATGCTTTACCTAATCTGAATATTTCCGGCAATATTACATGCGGAGGTACTATTACTGATGGTAGTGGTAAGTCTCTTGATAATAAATATTTAAGTAAGCGGGTAGTTACTGGGGTACTTAATGGTACGACAATAACATTATCTGATAGTTCATTCACTACTACAGGGTATTATATTCCATTTACAAGTAAATGGGGTACTAATCCTAAAACAGTTACCCCAGGTAATGGTACAGTAACATTGACATTTAGAACTTCTCAAAGTAATCTAACTGTCGGTGTTATCTGTTTTGAGCGAATTAGTTAAGAGGTGAATAATTATGGCGATGTTTATATGTGGTGGGTCTGATTTACTGAATGAGAAAACAGTTACTGCTAGACCTACATCTGATATAACATATTATGCAAGTAGCGATGGGTATGAGGGATATGAGTCTGTAAAAGTACCTCACTTTGCTACATTGGGGTCTTTATCTATTACCTCAAATGGTACGCGTTCTGTTATTTCAGGTAATAATTCTTATTCATCAGTAAATGTTAATGTAATTCCGGCCTATTCTGATTTAGTATTATTACGACACTTTTCAACCCCTTTGCGTGGAAATACAGATAATACTGTAACAATATCAGATATGCCAAATTACCGATTTATTGTGTGTTTTGGTTATATAGGATTTCCTACCAGTGGTGTAGATTTATCCCCGGCTATGGGATCTACAGGATATTGCAGTAATGCTGGTAGTGATTGGGGAAATGCCTCATTTAATATAATCTTACCAGTACAGTCATCAAATGGTTCCACTAATTTAAGATGGTATCGACCTGTTTGTGCTATTGCATATTTTGCTGGAGATGGTACTAATCCATCTACGGGTGCCAGTATGTGGGTAGAAGGTTTTCGTACAGGTGGTACTTCTATCTCTTGCGGTAGAACTGAAGTATATTTTGGAAATAATCGTAGAACACTTTTCCCAGACTATTCTGCTATAGATACTACTTGGGGCTATTTGACTGATATCTATGGGTTAAAATAATTATGAAAATACTATTATCTACAAAATCAAAAGCTAACGATGAATACTACAATAAACTACCTCCGGCCACAATGGTTAAAAGGATAGGTAACTATTTGGTTAATAACTTAGTTGATGCTGAAAAAGTTAGAGAAGAACCAAATAGATTTGAATTAGTTTTTGATATGATGCATATGCTTCCGGAAGACTTGCGGAAACAGATGAAAGAATTTAAAGAAATCACTACTGACTTTGATCCGGATATTATCTACATTGATAATTTATATATTTCAATCGTTACATATAGCAACAGTATCTGGGCTTATATGATAATAAACAATAGTTCAGATCCTCACTTATCTGTAGGGAAAGAAAAGACTATAGGTACTATGAAATTTAAGCCCGATGATCTTATTAGCTTACCTGCTTGTAAAGATAAGCTTTTGAGATATATGGTCAATAAAGTTAAACGAGAGTTTAAGAAATATGACATAAGCGAGATACGAGAAGAAAACTATAAAACTAGGAGACCGAAGTAATTGTACTCGAATAGGGGATTTCAAAATGATGGATACATTTTATTAGCTTCTGCTATTTTAGAAGCTTATCGGGAAGATTATGCCAACCTATTCCCCAAATCATGTAAAACATATTCTGATTTTCTATTCTATGATACAAGAGATTTTGCCCCACTTCGAAAAGCGCTATTAAATAATTTACAGTCAGGGCCTTTAAGATCTGTAGTTGATATTGATGTATGTCGTAGGGCTTTTGAAGATCAGAGGCATGAAAATATGCGAGACTATGGTATCACTTGGGAGCATGCTTATGATTAGAGATCATAGGCGACGATAGTTAGAGGGAGATTATTTATGAGAATTATAAGAGCTAATACAGAAGATTTTGAGGATTATTTTGATAAAGCAGGTATGGAAGATGCCTTAGAAATAATGGGATTTACTTACCTCGAGATGAATTTTTATCGCAGAATAGATCCTGCAAAAGATCTTGTAATCTATGGAGAAATGTATGATGATGCTCTAATTGTAGATGTATATGAAGATGGAGTTAAGGCAGATACTCGGACAATAACTACCCCATCAGATTTTATAGACTATATAGAACAAGTATTATCAGATCATGGCATAGAGAATGTAAAGATAATTCAGCCTGATGACTTGGATTTGGGAGATAACGGTGTTGCATTATCTTCTAGTATATTAGCCGCATCATCAAAGAGAAAGAAAACATCTACCCGAGATTTTTTGGATAAGTTAATGAGGGTAAAATCCTCTAATGTTTGGGCATATGCATTTAATCCTAAAGATGAATATGTAGGTGATATGCTCATGCAGTTTAAATCTGCGAATGGTGGTCCAGGAGATGTATATATCTACTACGATGTCCCCAGTAAGATCTGGAGAAGATTAGTAGCAGCTCCATCAAAAGGTCATGCATTTTATGAACTTATCAGACATAATTATACATATGCTAAACTTACTGGAGATAAGACAACTAAACTACCGAATGGTATTTAAGGAGAATATTTATGAAAAAGTTAATTCACGCTTCAGAAGATCTAGTTAAACCTTCAGACTTGTCCAAAGAAAGACTGGAAACTCTGGTATCACAAATTGCAGACATTATCAATCGTCCATCTATGGGTAGTAGTATGCAATTAGTTAAGATCATAGCTGCTTTGGAGTTTTATGGTCTTAAGAAGAGAACTTAATCATACCTTATATATAAGAAAGTATTAGATCTATGACAAAGTAAAATGAGAAGGTATATCATGAAAAGATTAATTTTAAATTCTAGTAAGTTATGCAGAATTGCCAGAACAGATGAATTCGATAACGGTAGAGTATTGCATAATTGGGAGCGTATGGATACTGATAAAGCTGAAGAGCTTGCTAAAGAATATTCTCTCAATAATCGCAATAAGATATTCTATGTACAGTATGATGATATTATGAATCCATCTTCTGGCTTATATTGGGTAGGTGGTAACTCATATACTAGCTATCAAGAAGCATTGCAAGCAAGTCGAGGTAATTGAATATGAATATTGATGACTTAGTTACGCGTATCGAAAATTTCTTAGCAGAATATGACCCTTATGGCTTTAATGATACCTATAATTCTTGGGTACCTACTGAGGAATCTTTTAAAGATATTAAATCTCAGATACTAGGCGATATCGATTACTATATTCAATGGTTCAGTGATGTTGCTGAAGATGATGATAATGCTAACATTAAAGATGAAGCAAATACTATATGTAATGCCTTAAAATACTTAAGCACATTTCAGGATATTTCCGATATAGATGCCTGCTCTATAACAGGTGATACAGATCTATTTGGAATAGATTATGATGAGATCTTTACTCGTGAGGATTTACAGGAATATGTAGAACAAGTTATTTATGATGAAGTTGCAGGAGTTACAGGCTGCAGAGCTTATATAGATAAAATAGACGGTAAGTATGTACTTTCAGTAGATATGGATGTAGACGATTACAGCGTATCTAATATAAACGAAACATTAGATCTCAGAAAAGTCAGAAAGCCCTCAGATCTTAGTAAATATGCTGAAAGAATAATTGATCAGTTTTATGAATTGGTCGGGCTACCTGATGGCGTTGATCTAGATACTGAGATTTATGATGACCCTACACAGTATGGAGATTTGAATAACCCCATAACTCCTTGGAGCGGATCTATTAATTAAAGAGGTAAATTATGAAAAGATATATTAAATCAAGTTTAACTCAGGAATTCATAGATGCTACTAATCAGGAGCCTGATTTAGTTAAAGAACTTTATAGGCAAGGTTATGTAAATATTGAAAATGAATGGGGATTAGCTCCTAGAAATACTATTATCGATGATATTAATACTGCCGCAATGGATTCTGCAGACCCTAAGCTACTAAAATTAATTATTGATAAATTTAGGGCGCCTATGACTGCTTTATTAATTGCTAGGAATTTAAATACTCCTTTAGATATCTTACAAATTTTAGCAAATAATAATCAGCCAGCAGTGAGAGCAGCAGTAGCCAAAAGCCCTAATGCTGACTATTCATTAGTTGAATATTTATCTAATGATAAGAGCAGACTTGTCGAATCTAGTGCTAAAGCTAGATTAGCCGAGTTTGAGAACTAAATTTGAAAACACTGAAGAATTGAAGGAGAAGTTTATTATGAAGACATTTGAAGTTGTAGTAGGTTTTGCTGGTTATATAGGAGTAGAAAATACTTATTATGTAGAAGCCAATAATGAAAATGAAGCCGCTGATTTAGCCCTAGAAAGAGCTCGAGAAGACTTAGAAGTTGAGCCCAATGAAGATGGTGACTCTGAATATGTTGTCAACTTCGGTGGATCTATTGGAGGCGATGAAACTTATTATGCAGATGATGAAGATGATGCACTAATGCAAGCTGAAGATGACCTCCAAGTACTGTCTATCGATGGTAAAGATTATACTGATATCGAAAGCTGTAAAAATATTACAGCCGCAGATAATTCCGGATCTAGTTATGAGAACTTTATGTCTGATCTTAGATCTAAAGTATATAATGCTCTAGGAAATGTAGCATTTGAATTATTTCATAAAGACGGTTGGTCTGATTATATGGATGCAGAGCAAGCAGCTAAAGCTATGGATGAAGCATATGAATGGTTTAGTATTCATTTCTGGGAGTCTGATGATGCAGATGAAATCTATGGCGATATAGATTAATGATACCTATGAAACGACTAATTTTAGCTACTACAGCTCTAGAACCTGGAAAATCTTATAGATATGTAAATTATCAACGAGTGTCTAAAAATGCCAGATGGCAGAAGATTAAGATAGATAGGATCGTTAGATATATCGGAGATGACGGAAATAAATCAGTATTTGAAACTGAACAAGGTTCTGAAATCTTACTTCATCAAGAAGATGTAGATAGATGCATAAAGGAGATATAACATGGCGAGACCGCATATTACTGTAGAACAGTTTGATTCATTTACTGCAGGGATCTATGATCTGATAGATAATTACTCTGGTGAAATTCTTACTGATGATGCTCTATTAGATCCTGACATAGCTGAAGCAGAAGTTACAGCGTTCTATGCTGATGGTAAAGATAAATACACAGTATACTTTACGAGGAGATAGAATTGATGAAAAGACTTATCACTTCAGCCGAAGAAGTTAAGAAGTATTCTGACATCTATAGTAATGCTTATCAGATCTATAAAGAATCTTTCGGTAGTATTTCTGATGTTTGGGCTTATGTTCATAAAGAAATCTTAGCCGGAAATATACCAGAACTTGAAGGTAGAATGCTTGTAAAAGATGTTTCTAGAGAATATTTACAAAACTGTAGATCAAAATCTCGTACAGATAGATATAAAGATATTTTCAATTCCAGGAGGGTATGATTATGGACTATATAGATTTAAAATTAGGAGACTTTTTAAGTAATCGGGCGGGAATTCTCGGCTATTTATAGCCGAGATGAAAGCCCGTTTTACTATTGTATCGCTATAACTATGTGTATTTCGAAGAAACGCCTTATCTATTGATATAACCCATACTTTATGCTATACTATATGTATGGAAAACAAATATACTCACGCAAGAACATGCGTATACAACATAAACTATCATATAGTATGGTGCGTGAAATACCGCAGGAAAGTTCTCAAACCTGAGATTGCTAACAGGCTATATGAACTTCTTAAATCCATAGGTGATGAGAAAGGCTTTACTGTCGTGGATTGTAAGGTAGGTGAAAGCGACCACGTTCATTGTTTTGTATCTGCTTCACCTAAGATATCCGTTACACAGATAGTAAAGTATCTCAAAGGTATTTCAGGCAATACATTATTCAAAGAATATCCTGACCTACGTAAATATCTATGGAAGGGTCAATTATGGAATGGCTCTTACTTCTGTGAAACCATAGGCTCCACATCAGAGGAGAACATTCTTCGTTACATAGAAAGGCAAAAGAACTGTCAGTTATGAATAAAGCTATCAAGTACAGATTATATCCTGCAACTGAACAAAGTATCATGTTTGCCAAGACCTTTGGCTGTTGCCGTAAGGTCTATAATCTCATGCTTTCCGATAAAATTGAGAGCTATAAGTCTATGGGGAAGTTTGTTGCTGTAACACCTGCCAAGTACAAAAAGGATTATCCATATCTAAAAGAGGTAGACAGTCTTGCTTTAGCGAATGTACAACTAAACTTACAGGGTGCTTTCAAAAACCGCTTTAGTAAATCCCGCAAAAAGAATAATGGATTTCCTAAATTCAAGTCAGCAAAACATAGTCGTAAGTCATACACTACAAACAATCAGCATGGAACAGTTGCTCTTACAGGCAATGGTATCAAACTTCCTAAAATCGGTTTTGTAAAAGCTGTTATCCATCGTAAGCCCGATGATAACTGGCTTATCAAATCGGCTACTGTCTCACAGGAATCAGATGGTAAATATTACGTATCTGTACTTTTTGAGTTTGACAATCCTGCAAATACCTATGTAGCAGACACAACCAATGCTATCGGTTTAGACTATGCTTCTAATGGTCTGTACGTTGATAATAATGGTAACGTAGGTACTAATCACAAATACTATCGTGAGAGCCGTGATAAGCTTGCCAAAGCACAACGCAAACTATCACGTATGCAAGGCTCTAAGAAGCATGAAATTAAATCATCTAACTACATAAAGCAGCTTCGTAAAGTAAATAAAATCCATAGACATATCGCTAATCAGCGTTTAGATAACCTGCATAAGATATCTACTGAGATAGCCAATCGGTATGATGTTGCATGTGTGGAATCCCTCAACATGAAGTCTATATCTAATAAAGGATTTGGTAACGGCAAAGCTACTCTCGATAATGGTTACGGTATGTTCCTGTCTATGCTTGAATATAAACTATCCGATAGAAATAAGTATCTTATCAAGGTAGATAAGTGGTTTCCGTCATCACAGATATGTCATTGTTGTGGTAGCGTTCATCCTGAGATGAAAGATTTACGTATCCGTAAAATGACATGTGATTGCGGTCTTACAATAAGCCGTGACCAGAACGCTGCTATCAATATCTTACGTGAAGGATTACGTATACTAAACGAGTCTTTTGACGTAGCCTAAAACCAAATATACAGTAGGGATGGAATTAGCCCGAACTTATACGCCTGTGGACATTGTGTAAGACGGGGAGTTACGTATATCGTAGCTAACGCAGTAGTGGTCGAAGCAGGAAGCTCGGTTACTTGTAACCGAGTAGTTCACGGCGCATTGTAATAATGTCAAATGAAGAATAAGTCTACTTCATGATTTCCGTCTATAATAAATTAAAATAAAGCTAATTGGAGAAGCAGACCTAAATCTACTTCTCCATTTTGTTTAAAGAGGTGATTATTTATGGATAAATTTTATATCATTAAATGCTTTAACAAATTTTGCGATTACAGCCGATACCTAGCTACAGATGATAAAGGTATTCCATGTCTAACTTATGTCGGCTTAGATTCGTACCCAGCCGCCGTGAAGCAATTTAAGACCCCTAAAGCTGCACAGACCTATTTGCAATCTGTCTTATTGAGAACTAATATAGACACTTCTAAACTCAGTATAAGTCAAAGACTAGAATTAACGAGAGTTTCCAATAACACAAAATTCTATCTTCTTAGATGTTACATAGATCAAAATGGTGAACTAATTGAAGAAAATTCCAAACTAATATCTGAATTTTCCAAAGACTAATTTAAATGAATTCTTAGATTATTTAAGAATTTAATCTTCATCTCCGCCTTCTACGCCGGAATCTACGCCGATATAACTTGCTGCTTCGAAGCTATTACTGACAAATATAGCATCTTCTAGCTGTTTCTTTAATTTATATTCTCCTATGGGTCTAGCTTTTACAAGATCATCAAACGGGACACCATACATATTAGACATTTTCATGAGGTAGCCATCATCTAATTTTTGTTCAGTTTCTATCATTTCATGAACAATGAGATCTTCAACATCATCATAATCTTCAGTATAGATTTCTTCTATTGTATCTACTCTGCCTACAGAAGTATCTCGGGTAAGTGCTTTATTATCTGGGAGATCTATATCTTTACTATATTGGCCATTAAATACGGCTTCAAGAATTTGCATTTCGTTTGGCAGGAGTTTTACATTTTTAATATCTTCTCGAGTTAATTTACCCCAATGTTTACCTACTTGCTCAGCTGCTTTTATACAGACAGATCTTCTAAGAGAATATTTTATGGGATTAAGTTCACGAGCCATGCATTCACCTAATCTCGGTTTAAAGAATACTGAAAATGTCAAATCAGCTCTAAATTTCGGGGTAAATTTATATTGCCACCATAATCGACAGAATACTAGTAAAGCGGTCTGAAGCTTATCTTCAAAAGTAACATTGGGATCTGCAATATATTTATTCTTAGCTATATAGGCAAAATATTTATAATTAAGTTGTATGATCTCATCTCTAATATCTGTTCGAGCTTTTCTTTCTTCTTCTGATGTTAGCGGGAGCATATCATATAACTCTTGTGTACGAGCTTTAACCCATTCTTTTTCAGTTATAGATGCTCTATCTAATTTTGTTGGAATACTAGAATAATAGGGTACATCCATTATCGTGAACAATGTCCTCCGTGAACAAATAACAACAACTCAATAAATTCTATAACCTATTTTGCTATTTCTGTTTATCCTGAGTCTATTGCTCTATCGATATTATCGGTGCCTCGATGTAAAATCCAGTTTATAAGTACTATTTTATATTATCACATTTATTATTTTTGTACATAGCTTTAATGTTACATTTAGGTAACTTATTCCTCAGATCATATTACAATCTTATTACATTTTATCACATTTTAAAAAGTAAATTAATTTTATAAATGTAAAACGCCGCCGTGAGTAAATTTATACTTCATCAGACTCGATAAACTCGACTAAAAACTTAAAATCCCATTTACAAATCTCGTAAATTTCGATCATCTATACATTTGGCGGCATTTTCTAATCTCGGATAAACTGGAATTCCGAAATTATTTAAGAATTCATCCACTAAATAATAAAAACAGAATAATAAATTATAAACTTATAAACTAGAAAAGAATAAATAATAAATTATAAATAATTAATTAATCATTCTAGATTTTAAAAAATATATATTTATAATAAATATAAATCTTTAAAGAAAATGATCTATTTATTCCCTTATTAAAATTACTCTTTTATTATACCGAGAATTCTCAAATTATTTAAGAATTCCAGGTTTTCTTGAGAAATTCTTAAGATAGATAGAAATTTCAAGATCTTCTTCTTATTATTTTAAATATAGGCGATTTTTGCTTATGCAGAAATTGTATCATGTACAACTACCTAACCTTAAGTAGAGTTAACTTCCTTATCGTTTTAGTTTCTGATGATGCTAAACATTATGCTTAAGTTAAAATAAAAATGAGGTGTGCAAATGACTAAGACTTTTGGTTATTGCCGATACAATCAAATCAATAATGGCTCTATTGATGATTTGAAAGATTATGTGGCTAAGAAATATGGCTGGGGATCTGGATTTATAGATTACCCAGAAAATTTGTATTATGAAGTATGTGAGCCAGCTAATCATTATTTCTTTTTTGACTCCAGGAATGATTATATTAATTTTAAATCTGAGATTGCACAAAAGTTTCCCGGACTAGTTGATGTCGGGCCTTTTTATTATCTCCCTAAAGGAGCACAACCTGTAATTATGTAAAGTTCGTTGTAACTAAAATGTAACATATTTTTTATTCGAAGGTATTTTAATTTGAGTTATAACGTGATATTATAGATTCATATGAAGACAGATGCCGGTGTCGAGATTACAAACTCCTCTTATATT